CATCATCGTGTGCCTGTAGCGTTTATCAACGGGAAGTATGAAGTCTATGTTGGAGACAGGATGGTACGTATCTTTACTCCAGAGACTCTACCAGACAATATTAAATCGTTGATAACCATGATACGTGCGGGTCAGGAATCGCCAGATGCAAACGTAGACTTCATATCTATGACGAGCATGTATGACCATCCTAGACACAGTAATTTCTATGAGATAGGGTGGTATGTCACATCGGAACTTTTTATTGTAGTCATCCCAACAAAAGACTTGACTTATTTAAAAGGAGGTCAATATAATGAGTTATCTGTAATAGAGTACAGAGTTTATAACCGTGGTGATGGAAGGTTTGTACTAGCACCAACCGAACCTTCGTTGCCTTACTTGGAGGAATTCTATTGGCGAGCACACCGGAGTCAAAAGTCAAGAAGTCAGTAAAGAATGTACTGGAATCGCTTGGTGCGTACTACGTCATGCCCGTCACAAGTGGGTTTGGTCGGTCAGGCGCACCTGACTTTCTAGTATGTCTTAAAGGAAGATTTATTGGTATTGAGTGCAAGTCAGGTGGGAAACTACCTACTGCACTACAACTGGATAACCTTGAACGCATAGAATCATGCGGGGGTTTAGCCTTAGTTATCAATGAAGAAAATGTAGTTCACTTAGTCCATTATTTAAAAGGAGCAGTAAATGCGTAAAGCAAAATATGATGAGAAGATCATCAAGATGTTGGAGAAGTCTGGTGGTATGAAAGCCTCAGCGGTTGCATCGCAACTAGGGGTTCGTCCGACTACGATTTATAAAGTTCTAACGCGTATGTTGGAACAAGGTCGCGTCGTGAAAGACGAGCAATTGTTTAAGCTAGCTAGTGCTGTAGAGGATGTGTCTGATCTTGTTGATCCTGATGCGCCTGATGCGCCTGATGCGAAAGTTCTAGTACAAGCAGAACTTGACTCAGTTGTTAAAGAAATTAGCGATCTAGAGCGCGAGCTACACGTCTTGCGTGAGATTCACAACCGTCTGTATTTCATCCTTGGACACGCCCGCTAAGGTCGTTGTTAAATCCACAGGTCAGGTTGGCTACTTCGTTAAGGAATCACGAGCGGGTGAACTCTTAATCAGGGTTCCTCGCACGGACGGGTGGCCGTTCCCTGACTACATCATAGTTAAACGCAAGGATGTCAAGGCTTATCGGAAGGATAAGACCAAGGACTTAGAAGACGTACCCCTTGCACCATTCTAGGAACATCATGGAAGATATAAGCAAACACCTCATGCAAGTGAACACTGCACTCAAAAATGTGTACATGCATGTTAACGAAGGGCGTTATGAGCAAGCACTGCACCACGCAGAGGAAGCCTTGTTTCATTCGCGTTGCGCGGTATTGTGGTTAAAGGAGCGACTCGATGACCCCACATCCCCTGACCGATAAACAACTCAAGGTACTCAAGTACGTTAAGAAACGAGTAACACCGCCGACCGTGAGAGAGATTGCGTTGCAAGTGCAGCTAGACAAGAACACTGTCTACTCATTAATGACCAGACTTACGCGGTTGGGATGTGTTGAAAGTTTCTTAAAGAAAGATCCCGACAGGCCGTACATCACGGCAGAGCGTCACTACAAATTTATATCAATGGAGCCGCAAAAACAGGAGAAGTTATTTCAGAAAAAAGAAGATCAGATGTTTTGCAAGAAGTTTTCTAAGACGAGGATAACCATACCCGAGCCTTTTTTCAGTGATCCATTCAACATGACAGGAGTAAGAGATGCAGATAAAGACAACAAGCGAAAGCACAAACGTGCTCGAAACGTTCAAACGCCAGTGGCGGCTTCTTAAACAACCTTATCCGTGGAAAGATCCCAAGGTGATTGCCGAGCGCAAACGCATTGCTGCATTGGACCGTGCGCGTATTGAATTCAGACTAAGTGGAGGTGTGGAATGAGAAGCTTGCCAGAACCAGAGGTTCAAAACTTAATTGAAGATATGCCAACCAGAATTGCATATGCTTTGGAAGTCATATCAGACAACGTGGAGTTTGCGCTTAATACTAGATCTGAGTTGCGTGACGAGTTTGCCAAAGCTGCCATCACAGGAATACTTGCTAATAGTGAGTATACGGGATACAGCAAACACCCAGAAAAAACTTTTTCTAATCTTGCATACCGTGTGGCAGATGCCATGCTCAGAAGGAGAGTTCAAGATGAGCCTACTGAATGATCTATTTGCTGAAGCCCACGACGAGGTGTTGCAGGAGTTGTGGGACAGGAACTTAATCAAGATGTGGCGATTACCACGTCATTTGTATACGAGCAAAGCAGTTCCTATGTTTGTGAAAGACAACAACATCACATACGAGAAGTTCAACACACTCAAACGTACGCCACGCTATCAGAAACAACAACAAACAACTGTTGCGCGTTTTATAGCAGCGTACTTGCCCCAACTCAGCGATAAGCTGTGGGAGGACAAGATGTCTGAGGATGAGCTTGTTGCGTGGTTAGGTAAAAGCAAACTCGATACGATGATGATGATGATGGACGAGGATAAGGTAAGGAAAGAAACACAAGAAAAGTATCACATCAAGATGAAGTATCAACAAACGATGCTTGAAGGGAAAGCTGACGAGCGTTGGTATAACGCGCATCTACGCAGTTCGTGGTCAACAATAAAAGGAAAACGTAAATGAGTTTAATGAATCTAAACAAACCCGCAGAAACTGAAACGCAACCTATATTTGTTCTACACAATTTTCCCTACTACCCACACTACGGTACCCCACATAAATGGGTTGGGCCTGGGCACTGGACAAAGCGCAAGGAATACACCACGACTGAGTTGGTTGCACTAGGGGCACGTCTTTCGACGATGCAATTATGGAAAAGATCATGGACGAATGAGGTGAAGGGATGGAAAATTTTATAGTTTGGGGCTTTGGGTTTTTAGTTGGCTTCGTAGTCGGTGTACTCAAAGGCAGACGAAGCATTGTTCAAGAAGCACAAATATTAGTAGCAAACGCAATCATGGAGGTAAGAAACTATGAACGATCCCGTAAACCATCCTAAGCATTACACCGAGCACCCAAGCGGCATCGAGTGTATAGAGATTACCGAACACATGAATTTCTGTGTAGGGAATGCTATTAAATATCTTTGGAGAGCTGGCCTGAAGGGTGAGCAAGTTGAGGACTTGCGTAAGGCTCGGTGGTACATCGACCGTGAGATTGCACGGATACTGAATGGGGACGAACCGCCCTTTATGAAGAGGAGTGAGGAATGAGTCCTGACTATAAGTTCGCCATGCTCGCCGCATGGCTTGAGGGCTACGCCGAGGGCTTGCCTGATTACTGTACTGCTGAGAAGTTCAAAATAAAGGAGGCAGCAGAACTGCTGATGGAAGTGTACGAGCAGCGCATGAAGGAGAAGGACGAATGGAAACAACATGTAGGGGACCAAGCATGAAGCTAGGTGAAATTGATATGTGGTTTCGTGTGCTCGCCTTGCTCGGTCTGGGTATATCTATGACGATGGCAGCGGGTGGGTGGTTTGCAATGGCAGCAGTCTGCGCTGCTTTATTTCTTGAACCTCAAAAGTGGTGGTGAATATGAGCGAAAACAAAACAGCAAGGACACCAACAGATAGTGGGGTAGGTTTTATTGACGGTGTGTGGTATGGGCCAGGGCCTACGGCGTGGCAGTGTCAATGCGGCAAACCGTATACGGTTACTTGTATTTCAAGCAAACCGTCAAAGAAAGAATGGGTTGGGCTGACGGATGAAGATCGTAAAAGTTTTTACAAAAACGCCTATGCCATATCCGATGATGAGTTGATTGAAAGAGTCGAAGCCAAGCTAAAGGAGAAGAATCATGGATAAACAAGAGCCGGTATTTGTGGACCAAGAATATCTTGAGCGTCGTTGGGGTGTGAGCGGGGCAACACTGGAGCGTGATCGATCACTTAAACAAGGTTGTAAATATTTCAAGATTGGTGGAGCAATTAGGTATCGGTTGTCTGATATTGAAGCTTA